CTATCTGAGCCAGGGGTGAACATGGTGACGGAAGTGCGTTGTCCGCACTGCCAGACGCTGCTATTCAGGGCGACGAGTGTGCGGACCGGGCAGATTGAGACCGTGTGCTGGTTGTGCCGGCGCACGGTGACCTGGCAGGGCGGGGCGGTCTGGCGACCGCGCCAGGCGGCGACCATGACCAACAACCGGGAGGCGGGAAATGGCGGACGTGGAAAAAACGGCGCAGCCGGAGCCTGAAACTGAAGCCGACATCGGCGACGTGCTGGTCTATTTCGGCGGTGAAGTCAAGGCGCTCGGCGACGGCAGGGTCGGCGGGCATCTGGTGCTGTTCGGAGACGCTGCGAGTGCCGACCTGGAGGGGGATTATTTCACCCGTGACACTGACTACGACCTGGAGACGGGTGACACCAAAACGGTCTACTACAACCACGGGTACGACCCGGTGCTGAGGCACCGCAAGATCGGACGGGGAAAAATAGGCCTGGACGACGCCGGGGTGTGGATTGAGGCCCAGCTTGAGATGCGCGACCAGTACGAGCGCGCCATCTATGAGCTGGCAGAAGCGGGCAAACTGGGCTGGAGCAGCGGTACGGCCGGCCACCTGATGGCCCGCGAGATAGACGGCAAGGCGGCGCGGATCACGCGCTGGCCGATTGTGGAGGCCAGCCTGACTCCGACGCCGGCAGACTGGCGCAACGTGGCGGCCCCGCTCAAGGCGCTCGCCACGCCCCCTCTCAAATCGTTGATGGCGGAACCGGAAGCCGGAACGCCGGAGGCGCAGCGGCCGGAGGCGCCCGCGATGGGCGCGGCGCGCGGCGCGGCAGAGGCGACCGGGGCCGATATCAAAACGAGCACGGCGGCGGAAATTGCCGCCGGCAACACGGCAGACGCGGCGAAAGCTGCACCTACTCTGGAGGTTATGGACATGACTGACAACAAGGCGCCTGAAGAGCAGGCGCAACCAACCACCGACCCGATCAAGGCTTTGGAACAGCAGATGAGCGACCTGCTGAACCGGGTCACCCAGTTCATGGAGGACTCGCCGCCCATCCGCAACAGCGGGTACTACACCCAGGACGGCGGCGCGGCCGATCCGCAGGCCAAATCGCTCGGCGACTTCATGCTGGCCATCAAGCGCCATGACGCGAAGCGCCTGCACAGCATCTACGGCGCGACCAAAGACCTGACCGGCAACACCGGCAGCGAAGGCGGTTACCTGGTTCCGGAGATGTTTCACACGGAGATGATGCAGGTGCTGGCGGCTACCAGCCCCATCGTGGCCGGCGTGCGGCGTATCCGAGTCGGCTCGGACGCGGGCAGATTCCCGTCGCTCGATCAGAGTGTGACGCCCACGGCCGGCGTCGGCGAAACCGCGCTGGCCGGCGGGGCGAAGGCGACCGGGCGCAAGCAGGGCGCGGCCTACACCGAGACCCAGCCGCAGTTCGCCGCGCTGGAGTACCGCGTGCGCAACATCGGCGGCTACACGCAGGTCGCCAATGAGCTGATCGCCGACAGCCCGATGTCCATCGAGGGCATCCTGCGCTCGATCTTCGAAATGACGCTGACGGCCAAGCTCGAGTACGGCATCCTGAACGGCTCGGGCAGCGGCAGTGACCTGCTCGGCATCCTGAAATCGGACTGCGCGGTGTCCGTCACGGTGGACACCAACAGCACGTTCGCCTACGCGGACAGTGTCGAGATGATCGCGCACTACAAGGGCGTCTCCGGGCGTCCGCCGGTGTGGATCATCCACCCGTCGATCTACAACGACATCGGCGCGTTCGAGATCGGCAGCAAGGGCGCCGGCGTGCCGTCTGGCGCCGGCACCGGCGGCCAGTATCTGACGATGCCGGGAACGCCCTGGAGCATCGTCATCAGCGAGCATGCGCCGCAGGCCGACAACGCCGGGTGTGTCATCCTGGCCGATCTCGGCGCCTACCTGCTGCTGGAGCGGCAACCGCTGGCGGTGGCGTTCTCCGAGCACGCCGGCTTCACCAGCGGGCTGGGCACCTGGCGGTTTGACTACCGCGCCGACGGGATGCCCTGGCTGAAGAGCAAGATCACACTGGCTGACCCGCAGGGCAGCTACTACGTGTCCCCGTTCGTCTACCTCGACGACTAGTCGAGATAGGCAAACGGTTCTGACCTGACGCTAGGAGGGTAAACCATGCGCGGTGCACACGAGTTTCTACCGGTGGTGGCCCGGATCAAGTCGCAGTCGGTGACGGCGAGCGCGACGGTCACCTCCGATGCAGTTGACATGCGATATTGGGACGAGGTGTTGTTTGTTTTCAACATGGGCGATTACGCGGCGGGGAACAACGGCGCCGTGACCGTCAAGGTTGAGGCCAGCAACACCTCCAATTTCGCTTCGGCGGTCGATGTGAGCGGCAAGGCGCTCACCGCCGCCACCTTCACGGGATCAGCCGGCGACGATCAGGTCGGGGTCATCCGCCTGATGGCCGACGAGATGGTCATCTCCGGTGTGACCTACCGCTACGCGCGCCTGTCGGTGACGCCGGCCAACCAGAACCTGACCTGCGGGGCGGTCGCGCTCGGTGTGCGCGGCAAGTACCAGCCGGGCAGCGATTACGACCTCGCGGCGGTCGGCGAGATCATCGCCTGATGGGGCGCCGGCCATGATGACTGACGCTTCGCGGGTGTTTGCGGTTACGCTGTCATACCGGCGGCTCGGCCCGGCGATCAAAAGCTGGTACGAGGCGCAGGCCTACCTCGTGGCAGAGCGCCCGGAGGTGCGGCTGGATTGGCTGCACATGACGGGTAATCCGCCGGGAGGCGCTGACGGGCACGATATCGTGACCGCCAAATACCGTGAGGCGCAAACCGTCTTTCTGGCAGGGCCATGGGACGTGTTTGTGGCAATTGAGGATGACATGATCATCCCGCCTGACACATTCACGCGCCTGCTGGCCCTGCTGGATGGCGGGGCGCATATCGGCTACGGCCTGTACGCGTTCCGGCACGGCTATCCGCGCTGGAGCGCATACACGGTGCTCGATGAGCGCTACGGCCGCAGCCTGAGCACCGATGAGGAGCTGGCCCGCGCCGCGTGGGGGCGGGTGATCGATGTGGCCGGAGTTGGCATGGGCTGCACGGTCATTCGCCGCGAAGTTCTGGAGCGTTTCCAGTTCCAGCGGCGCGGGCTGGCCTGCAACGACTGGTACCTGGCGGTGGACGCGCAGGCGGCCGGGTTGATACAGCGATGTGACTGCGGGCTGGTTTGCGGACATATCTCGCTGGAGCCTAGCCCGCGCGTGCTATGGCCCGACCCGGACGATCCCGACCTGTTCCGGGTGGAATATCTAGACCCGCCGGACGCCGCTGAGCAGCGGCGCTACGCCGCATGGTGGCAGCAGCGCGAAGCCGCCGGGATGCCGGTGCACAGCCCGGCGCCACAGTGGTTGCCGGCGACGTTCTTCGGACAGCAGGGGGGCGACCATGCACGCGACATCCATGAGTGAGATGGCGCGGCTGCTTGACAGGTGGCCCGTGCCGGACGCGGATGTGCTGGACGTGGGCAGTATGGACGTTAATGGCAGTTACCGCGCTCTGATCGAAGGCCGTGGCTGGCGTTACACCGGACTGGACATCGCGCCGGGGGCTAACGTGGATGTGGTGGTGGATGATCCCTACTGCTACCCGTTCGCTGACGGAGCGTTTGACGTGGTGATCAGCGGCAGCACCATGGAGCACGTCAAACACCCCTGGCGCTGGACGCCGGAACTGGCGCGTGTGTTGCGGCCCGGCGGGTTGCTGGTGCTGGTCACGCATCACACCTATATCGAGCACCGCCATCCGGTGGACTGCTACCGCTACCTGCCGGACGGGCTGCGGGTGCTGTTGGATGAGGCCGGTTGTCTGGAGCGTTACGAGATTACCAAGCTGGACGACGATTACGGCACGATCAGCGCGGCAGCGTGGAAGGTGACGGCATGAACACGCTGATCGCGGTGGTGCTGACCCGCGTGCTGGCCGCGCCGGCGCAGTCGTGGCTGGCGGCCTTTGGCGGCCAGCCGGTCGAACTGCTGACCGGGGGCAGCATGGCCTGGCCGCGCGCCCGGCGGCGGGCTAATGAGCGTGAGAAGTTCATGCGCGCGCGGGACATGGCGCTGGGCGGCGGTTATGACGCGCTGCTGCTGGTGCAAGATGACGTGATCGTGCCACCGGATGCGCTACCACGTTTACAGGCGGTGCTGGCAGATGGCGCGGATGTGGCGTATAGCCTGGCCGTGCGCCGGGATGCAGAGCATCACTGGTCGGCGCTGCTTGAGATGCGCGGTGAGCATCATCTGCTGGCACTGTCGGAAGACGAAACCCGCGCCCGTGCTGTGTGGGGCGGGGTGTTGGACGTGCCAGGGATCGCGCTGTACTGCACGCTGATCAACCGCCGGGCGCTGCGCGCCATGACCTGTGAAATGCGCGGCATCCACGCCGCCGACTGGTACATGGCGGAAGACTGGCAAGCTGCCGGGCTGGTGCAGCGTTGCGATACGGGCTGCCGGGTCGGGCATCAACTGGACGCGGATACTGTGTTATGGCCCGCGTTGGATGCCCCGGTGCACTGGTGGTATCGGGCCGAGCCGGCGGGGGAGGGGGTTCCGGCATGAGCATCGTTGCGCGGGTTAGCGCCATCGAGGGCTGGCTGACGGATGAAGAAATCCGGCTGCTGTTCAGCCTGGCACAACGGGGTGGGACGGTGGTGGAGATCGGCTCCTATCGAGGGCGTTCCACTGTCGTGCTGGCCGAAGGCATTCGGGCCGCCGGGCAGGGTATCGTGTGGGCGATTGACCCGCATGAGGGGGTAGCGTTCTTCACGCCGGGCCATGTGTTCAGCGGGGCAGACAACGCGGCGTTTATGCGCAATGTGGCTCCGGTGGGCGACGTAGTGCGGGTGATTAACCTGCCCAGCGGGATCGTGGGCCGCTGGTGGTCGCTGCCGGTCGATCTGCTATGGATTGACGGCGATCACACCGAGCAGGGCGCGCGCCTGGATTGGGACGTATGGACGCCTCATCTGCGCGAAGGCGGGATCGTGGCGCTGCATGACACGACCACACATCCGGGCGTGATCGCGCTGGCAGAGTGGGTGCAGTCTGCGGGCGGCTGGGAACAGGTGGGCGCAGCAGGCAGCATCAAGGCGTACAGGAGAGTGGATTGATGGCCTACTGCACAACGGCGCAGGTTAAAGCCTGGCTGAATATCGCCACCGCGACAACGACAGATGATGCGTTGCTGGCAGAGTTGATCGCTCAGGCGCAGCAGACCATCGATGCGTACTGCCTGCGCGCGTTTGAGGCCAGCGCAGACAGCACGCGGCGCTTTGACGCCGTGCGGGATGTATGCGGGCGCACGCTGTGCCTGGATGCCGACCTGTGCGCGATCACGTCCATCACCAACGGTGACGGAGAAGTGCTGGCAACGACGGACTATGTGACCGAGCCGCGCAATCGCACACCGTACTATGCGCTTCGCCTGCGGTCTGACTCTGATGTGAGTTGGACATACAGCAATCAGCACGAAAACGCGATTAGCATCGTTGGCCGATGGGCATACAGCACCAGCGCGCCAGCCGACATCGCTCGCGCGTGCATTCGGCTTACAGCCTGGATGTATCAGCAGCGTGATACAGGCGCTGATGTTGACCGGGTAATGGTTAGCAATGACGGGCTGCTGCTGTTGCCCCAGCAGATGCCGCGCGACGTGCTGGCGTTGCTAACGCCGTACCGGAGGTTGTGATGGCAACGCGGCTGAGCACGATTGCGACGAACATAGCGGGTGTGAGCGTGACAGTGGGTGGTGTAACGGTTGCGGCCAAAGCGCTAACCACCATGCCGGACAGTCTGCGCGCGGCAAGCCTGCCAATGCGTCTAGTGCTGGCAGACGGCACTGTTGGCGAAGGCGGGATACGGGCAGTCGCCATCGGCGGGGCATTGCAGCAGG